CTTGCCGTTGAATCCCATCACTGGAGCAGTTGTAGCGGCCATTTTTTTCCTTATCGAAAAGTGTCTCTAAAAACTTCTGGAACTGAATTTGTAAGCACGTCTGCAAACGCTGGAGACATGAACGGCCTCGCCAAAATTCGCACCACCCGACCCCGAACATCTTGCGACTGACCGCCGTATTCCATCGCGCTGACCGCGTCTTTTGATCGCCTTGTTAATAGCACCGGCCCAGCAACAACCGACGATAGGATCGGATCGTAGTCGTATCGAATTGACCGCCTTAAATCTCCGGTATGGCTGTTGGGAGGTGAACCAGGCTTCGATGAAACTGCACCATCTAAGATCGATTCCATGGCTGTCTGTCGAGTTGCAAACCCAACTTTTTTGCCTGCTCGCTCCTTCGATTTCTCGATTAACCCAAGAATCGAATCGTCCTCAAACTCAATTTCTTTCATGCGAAAAACAATCACGGTACTCGTCCGATCAACTCGAATTGCACCAGGATAATCCCGGTATAAAGCAGGCTTTCCGTGTCGGCTTTCACGGCCAGCCACGGATTATCCGCTGTGTCGCCGAACTGAGAATCAACGCAGGTTGCAGATGGGTATGCTGCCAGGTGAATCCCATTGTGGAAATAGTCCGCAATCAGTTCTCCAAGGGAAACCAGATCGTCGGTCTCGCCGTTCGTGTCCCCCTTGAGCCCCTTCTGAATCCCGATAAAACATTCAATGTTCGCCGAATACCTATCCCGAGTAACCCGCTGTCGCTTGTAAGTTTTCGGAACCACCGTTACGTGCAGGTTTGCCATATCGGCGCGGTTTGCACGAGGGATGTTTTGTCGAATCGCGTTGAAGGAATCTGTGTTCCAATTCCTGCTATTCAGCTCCGATACAACGGCGTCCGCAACGTCAATCAACACAGACATTAGGAGTCCTTAATCAATGTCGCGTGAACCCGAATCATCGACCTGTTTTCGTCGTCGTACTGGTAACAAGGTTGCCCCGCTGGCTCAGTCAGGATGTAGGTTCTGCCAGCGTCAACAATCTTGTCCCCTCGCTCGGGAAGTCTCACTGCACCGCTCAGGATGAGTTTTGACGGCACGAAGGAAAAGTCCCGCGTCTCGATCCTCGTTACCCCGTATGTTGTCTCTGCATCGAATAGCGTTGACGACACGAGGGCATCAATCGCGACCGACAACGAGCCCCTCTGATACGCAACGGAAACCGCGAAATGATTGGTGTTTAAAAACACCGATTCCGCGTGACCGTTAATCACATCATTCAGGTTTCTTCCCATCGTCAACACCCTCTTCAACTGCGGAAATCACGTCGTCCGTGATGATTCTTGCGAACCCTCGATCATCCAGTTCGCACGGCAAAAGAGCATTGCCGATGTCTCGTTTCATCGCCTCGATTGTCCTCCCGTCGAGTTCAACCGGAATCCCCGGAACAAATTCATATTGCACTGTTTTTTTCCCGACCATCACCGTCCGGCGAAAGTTTGCTGGCCAATCGCGTCTCAACATCACAAGAGGCATTGAAATAACCTTAAAGAAATTTCCGCCAACACGGTTTATCGTGCTGGCGAAAATCGTATTTGAAAAACTCACGTGAATGTGGTCAAAACACCCTTCCACCACGCGAAATAACCCAGGTTGTATCGCGCCTGAGTCATGAATTTTACGTCTTTGGTTTCGATGTCGTCGAGACCCTTCATCATGCGGCTGATCGGCTCACGAGCCTGGAACACGAAAGGCTTGTAAGCCCCGTCCAGATTGAACAAATACATCTTGGATGAATCCGTCAGGTAGGCACTCGATACGACTCGCGGAGCATCAACAACGACGTTAGAGGTGTTGCTGATCATCACGGCGGTGACCGCTTCTTTTGCCACCTGCTCGAAGTCCGGGTTAACCAGAATTAGCAAGTTGCTCAGACCCGTGCTGATCGGTCGATTGAGTAACTTGCCCTGATCGTTTTTGAATTTCAGCATCGCGGCGCGTGCGGCATGAAACGCAGCCTTAAACTCTGTCGATGTCGGCACGGTCCCGGTTGCAGCAGCGTATGTCAGGCTGTTGCTCTGCGTCCCGCTGTCGCCCCACGAGTGATCAGTATCGAAGAAATACTGACCATCGAAACACGCGGTCGATTCCCCGGCCACCAACGAGGTGAAAAACAACTCGTCAGGATGGTAGCTGGCCTCGATTGCCAAGTCCTCCATCACCGGCCCGTACATGCCCATGCGATCGTCGGCAAGATCCGTCTTTTTGATGAGGATCGAATCTTCCCACAGCTTGTTTGCGATGACAAATTGCCCGGCTCGCAATTCGTTGAACTTGCGATCGCCTAACCACTCGCGCACGCCCGGCATGTTGCCCAGCAGCCCGTAAGCCTCGTCGGCGCCATCGCTCGGAACCACGGTGCACATTTGCGGATAAAACGGGGTTGCTGCGGCCACCCGAAGATCGAATTTTTGCGTCAGCGTCCGCAGAGTCACTGTCGCTTTTGCGGTATCAAGAGCCATTGCCTTTAACTCCTTTCAAGAGTTTTGTCGTCAATTGTTTTTTTGGTTGCGCGGATTAGGCTCGGCGTTTTTCGAGATCGAGAACACGCCGCTGCAGGTTCTGAACCACATACAAAAGTGTGATGGCCTCCGCAGCATTGCTAAAACCAAACGGACTCGAATTTGTGATCGCTGCAATTGCGTAATCTGGCGTCCCCGCAGCGTCGGCAGGTGTAATCGTGGTCAACGCAGCCACCGGCAACGCGCCGTCACCAGTTGGGCGAATCGAGACTGTCAATTTCGTCGCTGTGACAAACCCGACCACTCGCCCGATTGGGACGCTTGTCGACCCAATCGCGGTATTGATCGTGAAATTGTCGTCACCGTAGACGTAATCGCCGACGTTAGACTGAGTGTACGTCCCGGCTCCAACGAGCTCGAAATCACCTTCGGCCCACACCTCGACCTGCACGTCGCCGGCCGTTCCGCTGGAGTTGTCCGCCTGTCCGATTGCGATCCCGGCGAAGCCGTTTACCCCGGTTGCGGTGGTGTCCGTCGCAAACCCTGCAGCGGTGATGAAAACCATCGTGCCTTGGTAAATGTTGACGGATGCGGCAACAGGGTAAGATCGCTTGTCGCCGTCCTGAAATTTCAGCAATTGATTGGCAGTAACAGCCATATTTTATCTCCAAAAATGAATGTTTTTGTTTGTGGTTTTTCGATCACCAGCGTCACTTCGGCAGCGATGTCGCGAGATTGTCCAGCCCGTCATCCACTCGCCGCATCGCGATGTAAGCAGCCTCAGTCATTGATGCGGAATAGGATTTCTCGGCCCTGAATTCGGCTCGATACTTGTCGTTTTCGTCGTGCGATTGCTCGGCGTCACTGGCCGTCCCGCCCTGATCCCCAAGCGGTCCATTTGCCTTGCAAAGAGCCTCGAACAGCTTGTCGCGAACATCGCTGATCGTGATGGATGTGTCCGCGCAGAACGCTGCTGCCAGCGTTGGTTGCTTGGCCTGAGCGCAGAGCGCGGTGATTGTGGTCTGCCGTTTGGCTTCGTCGGCTGTCGCCTTTTGGATCGCGGCGGTAACAGCCATTGCGATTTCGTTCGCGTTCACCGTGGTCTGAACGATCGGCTTTTCTTCAGTTTTCTGCGTGATTTCAGTCACCTTTTCAGTCTCCCTAACTGCGGTCATTGCGGTAAGTTGCTTCTGAACCCATTCAGGAGCCTTTGAAAATTGCTTCGCATCGAATGATGCGGTTATCTGCTTATTTGGTGTAATTGTGTCGATAAACCCTGCGGCCTTTGCTTCCGCTGCGGAGTACCACGTTTCGGCCTTCATTGCGGTTCGGATCTCCGCTTCGTCTCGACCTGTCCGGCTCGCGTAAATCCCGACCGCACTGTTTGTTAGCGTCTGTAATGTTGCTCCCATTCGCATCATGTCTTCTGATGTCCCCGACTCAATTGCTCGCGGCTCATGGATCATCCACACCGCGTTTTCCGCCATGCTGATCGTATCGCCAGACATTGCGATTACTGTTACGATTGATGCGGCGAGTCCATCGTTATGGACGTTGACGGTTGCCCCGCTGGCGACTAATGCGTTGTAAATCGCCAGTCCCTCGAACACTGATCCGCCTGGGGAATTGATCCGCAGGTCGATCTCACTAATCTCTCCCATTGCGGACAACTGCTCAGCAAAGCTAGCAGCACTTGTGCCACCGCCAAAAACCGAGTCTCCGATGGTGTCATACAGCAGGATCTCTACTTTTTTTGGGGCGACCATCTTGATTGAGTTTAAATTTTTCATGTCGTCGATCCGCTTTCCTGTTGCGCGTTCTGCTCTCGTTCCTGCGGTGCGATTGGCTCGGACTGGCCTTGCGATGATCCTGATGGCTGCATCGCCGCAGATTGTGATTGAGCGATTAACCGCTGGCTCGGGATGATGTCGCCTTCGCGCTCCATCTCGCATTCCTTTGATCGTTGCTTGATAACGACCTCTAAATCTTGCTGATCTTCCGCGAGCGAATCGGCCAGCGTTGCAAGGTTGTTGTCAATCGCTGTGACTTTGGCGTTAATTTCTTCGCCCGGAGTTAATGCGTATGCAAACCGTGGCGCGGTCCATGAATGAGCCCGGAAGCGAAATCGGTTTTCGGAATACTTGCGGGGATCAATATCCACCGCCCCGACAATCACGGCCTCATCGACCATGCGGTTCCACCACTGCGTCAAAAACATTTCTTGAATTAGTTTTTGGTTGCATCGTGCGGTAATTTTGGCCCCGTGGAGGATGATTCGGCCACCGGCGAATGACACGCCTCGCCAGTCCTTCATCAGCATTTCATACGGCCAGTTACACCCGGCTGCCACGGTGCGATTGTTATACTCCTGCAGGCTTCCCACCGAGTTTGATTTCGTCGGAACGGAGAATTGAATCTCTTCGTCTGGCCCAATGTAGTTAATGGAACCTGGTCGCACGTCCTGCAGCCTGTTGCTCGCAGTGTCGCTGCCAGTTGCTGCCCCGACCGCTTTCCGCAATGGGTTTGCTTTGGATTTAATGAAAACCGCGTAGCACGCCTCGACTTGTGCGGCGATGATTCCAGCCTCGGATAGGTCTTTCCCGTCCTTTGCTCGATTCAGACTTCGCGTCATCCATGGGAGCCCGCGAGATTGTCCGGCGAACCACTCCACGAACACATGGCACACCCTTGACGCATCGACGAAATCGTATTCCGTTCCAAATTCTTTGTCGTCATTTGGGTGGTTTTTTCGAATCCAATAACCGGTTATCGCCTTTTTTGCGTTGTACTGGATGCCCATTCGACAGAGCGGATCACCCTCTTTTTCTGGCGGTGTTTCGAGTCTATCAACGTCAATCACCTCGATAATCAATGGGATCGGTGCGTCCTGGTGCGACACATCCGAAAAGACCACAAGAGACTCGCCGTCAACGTCGAGATTTCTCGCAATCAGGCACGTTTTCGCCCACAGCGAACGCTTTCTGGTTCTGCACGCAATCGGCGAAACCTGCGCGTAAAGGTCTTCGAGTTGCTGGTTATATGCTTCGGCCTCACCCTCGGTAATCACCCCATCTGCAGCGGTGATTTTCGCCTGAACGGTGAACCCAGTGCCGACAAAATGTTCCACACGGGAATCAACAGCACCACCGATAAAATCATTTCGGTAGAGGTCACGGGAGTTGACGCGAGTTCGCTCAAGATCCTGGTCAAGAAATGCGTCTGTTGACAGTCTCGACCCAAGCCACCGGCCTTCGCGCAGCCTGTCCCGCTCTGCTGCCTCTAGCGAATTGTTTTGATATCGATTGGCCGATTCCGTGGACGCCTCGAAGATCCTGCGAACAGCCAATCGTCTCGCGCCCCACTCAGGGGAAACAGCGTAAGCGACCGCGTCAAGAAATGATGTGATGCTCATCTGCGCACCAACCTTGCTAGGTTTTGCGCGGGAGCGGAATCACCGTCAATGCGGCCTTCGAGCCATGTGATTTCATCTCGGATTTGTGGCAGATCCGCAGAAGACCATTGGCGACCAGCGATTGAGTACGACACCCCGGTAGCGGCAATCTGTGCGTATGCCTCGCGAAATAAGGCTAGCAATTCGCCGTCGGAATAGTCGTTGCTGGTAGAGAATTTTGCCATGCGAGAATAATACGCTGGCAAAACTTGTGATTGGAGCCCTATCTCATCACTGCGTACTATGTACTAGTATTCTCGACAGTTATCCATTTGTTGTTTTTTGGCTTGTGCTTGCATGAAGAACACCACAAAAACCGAAACGCGAACCCGCCTCGTGATTTTTTGCAGTAGACAACGATCTTGCCTTGGCATCCACTGCACGGACATGGATCGCCAGGCAACGGTCCATCGTCGCGAGTTCGGCACAGTCTAGTCAGTTCAAGCCTGCTCATCTCGACCCCCTGCGAACCCACCCACCAGACGATTGTGAGGCTGCTGGGTTGCGGACAAAAGCCTTTGGCTCATCCTTTGGAATCGGATTGGACGCCGCCACGCCACGCGCTGGAAGCCCCTCAGAATCGATCCACGAACGAGCCAGCGCAAGACCGTAACGAATGCAGTCTCGATAGTCGTTCGGCTGTGATTCGTTCAATTTGGTCCACGTCAATTTTTGGTTTCCTCTCGCATCTTTTTTGTTTGACAGCGTCCCGTTGCACAACTGCGACATGAAATCAATGTCGATCGAATTTCGCTTTGCGATCGTCAGGGATCCCGGTTCGTTCGCGAGTCGATCCTCGAGCATCGATTGAAGTGATGTCTCCCAAAAATCCGTGTTGATGTGCATTAAGGTCTGCCCCTCGGAGTCTGATCTGGTCCTGTCGCCCAGCTCGACAATCTTGTACGGCTGTCCGCCCAAGTCTCCGGCCGACCCCTTGCATGGTATCACACCGAGTCGGCTGCCGCAAAATTCGTAAGTCTCTTTCGTGGCCCATCCCGAGTCAACCGCATTGATAATCGGAGTCATCTCCGGCCCCTGATCCTCATGATGATACGATTTCCGCATCACGTTTTCCCAGATCCACAGCAGGGAATTTGATTGGCCGTGATCGATTTCCCAGACCCGATCGTCATCGCCGTGCGCGAGCAACACCCATGGGTTGAACCCTCCATCGGCTTGCTGCCGGTCGACCGTCACCGTCAGAAATCGCCCGCCAATCGGGATGATCCTCGGCGGAATTATCCCCGTAATTCGCTCCGCCACTTTCTCGGGATCGGATTTAATCCGCTTGACCTCCCAGCACTCGGCCATATAAGAATTGACAACGTCCTGGAGGTCTCGCGGCTTGCGCTGAGCTCTAAGCCACG